AATTTTCTTCCCAGCATGGTATTTAGGGCGGAATCCGGACAAAAAAGTGATGATGGTATCGCATACAACCGATTTAGCGGTAGATTTTGGTCGAAAAGTGCGAAATTTGCTTAGTTTAGCTGATTATAAAGAGATATTTCCTACTGTACAGCTAGCTACAGACTCTAAATCAGCGGGTAGGTGGAACACTAATGTAGGTGGTGAATACTACGCATGTGGTGTGGGATCGGCACTAGCGGGTCGTGGTGCACACTTATTGTTAGTAGATGACCCACATTCTGAGCAAGATGTTATTAATGGTAACTTTAGTGTATTTGAGAAGGCATATGAGTGGTTTACATTTGGTGCACGTACACGTTTGATGCCCGGTGGTAGTGTAGCTATTATACAGACCAGATGGCATATGGATGATCTAACAGGTCGTGTAGTCAAGGATATGACACAAAATGAAAAAGCTGACCAATATGAAGTTGTTGAATTTCCAGCAGTAGTGGAAGTAGAAAACAAGAAGAGTGGTGAGACTATAGAAAAACCGTTGTGGCCTGAGTTTTTTGATATGGAGGCATTAGAACGTACGAAAGCGTCTATGCCGTTGTTCCAATGGAATGCACAGTATCAGCAACAGCCAACAGCGGAAGAAGCAGCTATTGTAAAAAGAGAGTGGTGGCAGATATGGGAGAAAGAAAATCCTCCTATGTGTGAGTATATTATTATGTCACTTGATTCTGCAGCAGAAAAACACAATAGGGCTGACTTTACTGCGCTAACGACTTGGGGTGTATTTTTCAATGAAGAGACAAATGCACATAACATCATACTATTAAATAGTATAAAGGAACGTTTAGAGTTTCCTGAGTTAAAAGAGTTAGCTATGGATGAGTATACGGCATGGGAGCCAGATGTATTTATTGTAGAGAAAAAGAGTTCTGGTGTTGCATTGTATCAAGAAATGCGGAGAATGGGACTTATTATACAAGAATATACTCCGCATAGAGGGTCTGGTGACAAACTAGCGAGATTAAATTCTGTATCTGATATTATAGCCTCTGAGTTGGTATGGGTACCCCAGACACGGTGGGCAGAAGAAGTTGTAGAAGAAATAGCTGGGTTCCCGTTTATGAGTAATGACGATTTGGTGGATTCTACGGTTATGGCGCTTATGCGCTTTAGGCAGGGCGGATTTATACGGCTACCTTCAGATGAGCCAGAAGAAATGAAATACTTCCAGAGACGAAGTGGCGGATACTATTAGAGGTTAAATGATGGCTATTGAGAAAAGTTTACAGACTGAAGCTCCTGAAGGTGAAAACCTGACAGGTGAAGAGTTAGAAATTGAAATTATAAATCCAGATGCAGTCATCTTAGATGATGGTAGTGCAGAAGTAATTCTTATGCCCGGCGATGACGAGGAAGAATCTGAGTTTGATTCTAACTTAATAGATGAACTGGATGATAGAGAACAACAAATACTAGCTGATGAACTAATTGGGTTAGTAGAAGCAGATACTCAGAGCCGTAAAGATTGGGCTGATACCTATGTAAAAGGGCTAGATACATTAGGATTTAAGTATGAAGAGCGTACAAACCCTTGGGAAGGCGCTTGTGGTGTGCATTCTAACGTATTAGCAGAAGCAGCTATTAGATTCCAAGCAGAGGCTATGTCAGAGACATTCCCTGCACAAGGCCCAGTAAAAGTAAAAATACTAGGTAAAGAGACAAAAGAGAAAGAAGAAGCAGGTGAACGCGTACGTGCGGACATGAACTATGAGCTAACAGAGCGTATGGTTGAATATCGTCCTGAGCATGAACGTATGTTATATAGCCTAGGACTTGCAGGATCGGCGTTTAAGAAGGTTTACTTTGACCCTACCCTAAACCGCCAGTGCGCTATCTATATTCCAGCAGAAGACGTTATAGTGCCTTATGGAGCATCTAACATAGAAGAGGCTGAGCGTGTTACTCATGTGATGCGTAAGACTAAGAATGATTTACGTAGATTACAAGCAACTGGGTTTTATGCAGATAAAGAGTTAGATGACCCTACTCCATACCATACAGACATTGAAGAGCGTAAAGCTGAAGAAGGTGGTTTTTCTGTAACTGACGATGACAGGTATACTTTATTTGAAATCCACGCACATCTAAACATTGAAGGCATTGATGACGAAGAAGACCTAGCTAAACCATACGTAGTCACTCTAGAGCGTAGTACAGGTGAATTACTATCTATTAGACGTAACTATGATGAAGGCGATGAGCTAGAACAGAAGCGTCAACATTTCGTACATTACTCTTATGTGCCCGGATTTGGCTTCTACGGCCTTGGACTGATACACATAATAGGTGGGTACGCTAAAGCAGGAACGTCGATTATACGGCAATTGGTGGACGCTGGTACGCTATCTAACCTTCCGGGCGGTCTAAAATCACGTGGTTTACGCATTAAAGGTGATGATACTCCTATCGAGCCGGGTGAGTTTAAAGATGTAGATGTACCATCGGGTAGCATACGTGAGAACATCATGCCGCTACCATATAAAGAGCCTAGTCAGACTTTGTTAGCTTTGTTAGACAAGATTACTAATGAGGGTCGTAGGCTAGGGGCTGTTGCGGATATGAACATCTCTGATATGTCTGCGAATGCGCCAGTTGGTACTACACTAGCTTTATTAGAGCGTACGTTGAAGCCTATGGCTGCTGTACAAGCGCGTGTGCATTATGCGATGAAGTTAGAGTTCCGTATGTTGAAAGAGTTGATGGCAGAGAATGCGCCAGAAGACTACGGATATGAGCCACATAGAGGTGAAGTTTCTGCTCGTAGACAAGACTATGAGATGGTAGAAGTAATACCTGTAAGTGATCCTAACAGTACGACTATGGCACAGCGTGTAGTTCAGTATCAGACTGTATTACAGATGTCACAGCAAGCCCCACAGATTTATAACCTACCCCAGTTACACCGTCAGATGATTGAGGTGTTGGGTGTGAAAAACGCGGACAAGTTGGTACCTACAGACGAAGATGTAAAACCAACAGATCCGATCAGCGAGAACATGAACGTGCTAACAGGTACTCCTATAAAAGCGTTCTTAACACAAGATCACGAAGCGCATATCAAAACACACCAGATGTTTATGCAAGATCCTACGCTAGCTCAAACACTTGGTAAATCTCCAGAAGCTCAGAAAACTATGGCAGCACTATCTGCACACATTGCAGAACACGTTGCATTTAAGTATCGAGCAGATATGGAAGCTAAGATTGGCGCCCCACTACCATTTGTAAATGAAGAGCTACCTACAGAAGTAGAGGTGGGTATATCTCGCCTAGCTGCAGCTGCAGGTGAGCAGATAAACATGCGCAACAAACAACAAATGGCACAACAACAAGCGCAGCAAAAAGCGCAAGATCCGATAGTTCAACTCAAACAACAAGAGCTACAAATCAAGCAGCAAGAGATGCAGCTTAAAGCTCAGAAAGACCAAGTTGAAGCTCAGATCAAACAAGCTGAGATACAACGTAAAACGCAAAAAGACCAAATGGATAATCAGGTCGATATGCAGCAGTTGGAAATTGAAAGACAAGAGCTTCAAATTGACGCTCAAAAAGCTGGAGCCAAGTTGGCGGCAGACAGACGTACAGCCAACAACAAACTAGATCTAGAGCTTGCAAAGACTAGAGCTGATGTGAATAAACCACGTAAGGAATAACTTATGACTACCGTCTTAGACGTGCTTATACAAAAACTCGAAGAAGATATTTCTTCTGCACAAGAATTTCTTAGTGCTGGGGGTGCGAAGGACTACTCTCAATACCAAGAAACTGTAGGTTTGATCCGAGGTCTCGAAACCTGCATGTCTTATACCCAAGACCTCTCGCGCAATTATTTGGAAGAAGATGATGACTGATTTAAAGATTGTTCAGAAAGATCCCGAAAATGAGAAAGAGCTTGAAGAAGGTTTACCTAAACCTGTTGGATATAGAATACTTGTTGCTTTGCCTAAAGTAGAAGAAACTTTTGGTGACACTCGTATTATTAAATCTAGCAAAGAGCAACACTTAGACCATGTTCTATCTACTATTGGTTTAGTTATAGATATGGGTACTGAAGCGTATTCTGATAAAGAACGTTTTGATGCCCCTTGGTGTGAGGTAGGTGACTATGTAATGTTCCGTGCTAATACTGGCACGCGTTTTAAAATTGGCGACACAGAGTTCCGTCTGATGAATGATGATTCAGTAGAAGCTGTAGTGCCAGATCCCCGTGCAGTAGCACGAGCGTCATAAGGAGAATAAGATGGGTTTTCAAAAAGTTGAGTTTGAGTTTCCTGATGAGCAGGAAGAAAAGGGCCTAGAGATAGAGGATTCCAGTGCAGTAGAAATTGATGTATCTGGGAAGAAAGAGGCTGATGATTATAAAGAGCCAGAGCCGGAAGTAGAGGTTGAAGCTAAAGAAGAAACCAAGGAAGAAGTCGAAATAGAAGTAGTCGATGATACTCCTAAGAAAGACCGTAAGCGAAAAGCATCAGCGCCACCAGAAGATGTTACGGACGAAGAGTTAGAGAATTACTCTGAGAAAGTCCGTAAGCGTATTCAGCATTTTAGTAAAGGCTACCACGATGAACGCAGGGCAAAAGAAACCGCTGAACGTGAACGCCAAGAGCTTGAAAGATATGCTAAACAGTTAGCCGAAGAGAACCAAGAGCTACAAAATTCGGCAATAGCATCACAGAAAGCGTTACTAGAAACTTCTAAAAAAGATGCTGAGAAAGAAGTTAACATGGCTAAGTTTGCTTATAAGAAGGCTTACGATGCTGGTAACTCAGATAAGGTATTAGAAGCACAGGAGAAACTAACCGATGCTAAGATGAAACTTAGTAAGTTAGACGATATAACTTTACATGAGGCTGAAACTCCTGTACAAAGACAAGAAATAGCAGCAGAAACACCACAAGTTGACGCAAAAGCTGAACAATGGGCTAAAGAGAACACTTGGTTTGGTAGTGACGACGAAATGACTGCATATGCTATGGGGGTACACAACAAGGCTGTTAAAGAAGGCCTTGACCCTATGAGTGACGAATACTATGAGAAGATTGATTCTCGTATGCGTTCTACCTTTTCGGAATATTTCGGAGAGGAGGAACAACCCGAAGAGCAGGAAACTAGTAAGCGAAAATCTAATGTGGTCGCTCCCGCTAAGCGGAGCACGGCACCTAAGAAGGTGACACTAACGCGAACACAAGTAGCTATCGCTAAGAAATTAGGAGTACCGCTTGAACTATACGCCAAAAAGGTTGCTGAAGAGATGAGGAATAGATAATGGCTGATAACAGATTAGACCGTGAATTAGAGACCCGTGAAAAAACTGCTCGTAAAACTGCATGGAAACGTCCAGAAGTTTTACCGTCCCCCACTCCAGAAGAGGGGTATGTATATCGTTGGATTCGGGTTGCGAATCAGGGACAAGTGGATGCCACTAACGTCTCATCTAAATTAAGAGAAGGTTGGACTGCTGTAAAAGCGTCAGATCATCCTGAGATTACACTTGTTACTATCGAGAACGATAGATTTAAAGACAATGTGGTAATTGGTGGTTTGATGTTGTGTAAAGCGCCAGTTGAGTTAGTTAATGAACGTAATGAACATTACTCTCAACAAACAGCTTCGCAAATGAATGCAGTCGATAACAACCTAATGAGGGAAAATGATCCTAGAATGCCTATCTTTAATGATAGAAAGTCTAAGGTCACTTTCGGTAAAGGCTAAATTTTTATATTAGGAGTTTTATCATGGCTTCAACAAGCTCAGGATACGGCTTAGTACCAGTGAGAAAAGTAGGCGCTACGTCTAATAATCACGGTCAAGAGTCGTTTTTAATTGATCCTGCTGGCGTGGCTCAGAACATTGGTTATGGTTCTGTAGTATCAATCACTGCAGCAGGTTACTTGCAACTAGCTCCGGGTACCGGTGCTGACGCTACTACTAATAACTTTGGTGGTTCAAGCGTAGGTGCTATTGGTATCTTTGTTGGTTGCGAATATGTTAACAGTGAAGGTCAACTAATCTTTGGTCAGTATTACCCATCAGGCACGCTAAATGCGACTGCTTATGTTGTAACTGATCCAAGCGTTGTTTTCCAAGTACAAGCTAACGGTGCATTGGCGCAAACTAACTTAGGCCAAAACATTGATTTCAATGCTGCACAACACGCTACTACTTCTGTTAATACAACTACTGGTAAGTCAAATATGCAAGTCGATGCTGCTGCTGTCGGCACTGCTACCGCTGGTTTTAAAATCGTTGGTTTCAGTGATCGTCCCGGTTCAGCTATCGGTGATGCTTATACTGACGTTCTAGTTAAGTTCAATGCTGCCTACCATGCAAATGCTAGCGCACCAGTGTCATTATAAGGAGAGTAACTAATGGCTATTTCAAGATCACAACTGCTAAAAGAACTACTCCCCGGACTGAACGCGTTATTTGGTTTGGAGTATTCTAAATATGGTGAAGAGCACAAAGAGATTTTCGAGACTGAAACCTCTGACCGTTCTTTTGAAGAAGAAACTAAATTGTCAGGCTTCGGTGCTGCCCCTACTAAATCAGAAGGCGGAGCTATCGAGTATGACAATGCGCAAGAAGCGTTCACTGCACGCTACACGCACGAAACCGTTGCTATGGGTTTTGCAATCACTGAAGAAGCGATTGAAGATAACTTGTATGACTCTTTGTCTGCTCGTTATACCAA